GAATGGTGAGATACCAGTTGAGCCAGCACCGCCATTTCCACGCATTGCGCCTTGCAAGAATGCAAGTTCGCCGACTTGTGAGAATGGTGCAGGTGCGCCTGCTGTTGCTGCTGTTGCAGAGTTTGGATTTCCAAGGCTGTAGATTGTGTCCTGAACGATACCTGAACCAGAGAAGAACTTCAGTTCATTTCTGCGCTGAAGGTACTTCGTTGGAAGGTTACGAAGGATACGGTCATAAGATGCACGAGAAACTCCATTACCAGCCTCATCGACTACACGACCATTTGCCTTTGAAAGCTTAACAAAACCATCAAGAGCCTTGATGAGACCGTTGTTGGAGCTTGTGTTTCCGTTGATAAAGAGATCATCAAGGTCGTTTGCAGTCTGGCGAGCCATCATCTGTGCGATGTGGTCCTCCAAAGAAGCTCCCTCAATGTTGTCTTCCAACGACTCGGTTGACAGTGCCCAATCAAGACGAAGCTTGACGGTGGACAATGAGACCTTGCTGAATGTGACGGCTGCATTTGAGCCATCATCTGTTGCCTCGGTTGCCTTTGAAAGCAAGCGAGTGCCTACGGAAACCTTATCGATTTCCATTTGTGGTGTACGCATACGAACGACTCTTGCGTTCTGCATAAGTACGGACTGATCAATAACAAAATCGAGGAAGCGATTTGACTGAGCTGGTTTCATTAAACCACCTGAATCATTACCTACAACCCCAGTTGTTACTTCATTAGCCTTTGATAGAATTTCTTCTTGTGATGCCATATCTTTATTTCCTCCTATTATGACTTATAGCCCAAGGAGTTAATTAAACCTTGTGGCAAATATGTATTGTCCCAAATTGATGATGGAGCAGACTTAGTAAGTTCTTCGCCTTCTTCGTCATCTTCTGGGTCAACGCTTTTCTTGATAGCTCCGGACTTGGCAAAGGCTTGAACCTTCTCTTCCTGTTCCGACAGAGATAGCTCTGTTGCTTCTAATTTTTCTTGTAGTTCAGTTGCTTGAACTTCAAATCCCTTGGTGATGGTGTCGATTTTTTCTTGAACCGAAGCTTCAACCTCTTCTTTAATTGAAGTAGCGAAGGCAGCCAGTTTTTCGTCAACCACAGCACTAAGAGCATCTTTTAGGATTTCTAGATCCATAATTTCCTCCTGTGTGTTTTCAGTTACTTCAATTTCAATTGAAGCATTTTCTTGTACATCGGGAACAAGCCAATTAACTACACGCTTAAGTAGCGATAATCTTGATTCTTGTTCATTCATGTTTAAGACCTTATCATAATTTGCATCATTTTGCAATTCACTCTCTTGCATTTTAACTGAATCTGCGTCTATGTCTAATTTATTAGACATTTCAAGCGCATGAGTTAACAATGCATCGATTGAGTCAGTTGCGTATTCTTCAGATGTGCCATCTTCGAATTTGTTTGTCATAGTAGACTCCTTTTTCTTTTTCTTAGGCTTTCCGGGGAATGGACTTTGATAACTACCTTGAGTAGGATTCTTGATACCAGATCCCATTGAGCCTGCTGTGACTTCTCCCTCTTTCTTCATACCTTTTTCTTTAGTATTCTGATAGCGTTCAAGAAGTCTGCGACCTTTTGCAGCAAGCTCTGCTGCATCTTGTGCGTTCTGTGGAACTGGTTCCCCCCAAGCTGCTGCTGAAAGCGCAAGCCTTGTTGGTCTACCTTTTGAGTCCTTCATTGGACCCGATGGGTTTGTAAAGAAGCGTGTCAGGAAAGAACCTTTTCTACGCATCTTTTCTGGTGTGTCTGCTGCACCCCTCACACCCGGCTTAAGGTTTGCACCTTCTGTTTCCTTGAAGTGCCTACGACCTGCTGCTGTAAGACCACCCTTGGGGTCTTTGAGAGGAGAGGCTTTGTCAAGAACATAGTCAAGACCGCCATCATCGCTTCTCTTAATAATGTCAACAGTTGCCAAAGCATTAGCTGGATTATCAACAACGCTTAATTCACCAAGAACATACTTTTCAATAACATTAACAGGTCTTCCTCGGAACATCTTTTCTGCTGATTCACTCTTCTGAAGAACCTTTCCTCCAATAGAGAAAGCCTGAAGAGTGCCATCAAGGATTTTTTCCCAAGTATCCTGCGCACCTTTTGAGATATAGGCATCTACACGAATAGCGTTATATTCCTCGCCATCCTCGCCTTTGATTTTGATTGGCTCAAAATTAACAGCCTTACCGACAGCAACAGGGGAATGCATCTCACGGATGTTCCCTCCCCAATTTTTAAAAGCCTCAAGGGATGCAGAAAAGTCAACAATATCACCAGATTTGTCAATATTGTCAGCAGTAGCAATACCACTAATAATTCTTTGTTCTTTCTTGATCATTTCAATCGGGAAAGATAAATTAAAGTTTTCCATAATCACCTCGTAATTTTAAATTATACACTATTCTGCGTATAATTACCCAAAAGCTATTACAGCCACTGTTACTGATGCTGTCACTACTTCAATTGTTGTATAATCGCCATGCATTTCTAAATAGCCTCCACCACTGTTAATTGCTGGAATAAGAACAGTTAATGGTCCTCCATTCAATTTTACAATTGCATTTGTAGTTGCATGAGTATTAAGAATCTTAATAACCCTTGTATGCGATCCTACGCTCACAGCACCACTAGCACTTGTTAGTGCTGTGTTTGAAAATACCAAAGTACCGTCACTCATTTGTTTCTCCTTCAAATACCTTAACGGTATCTATATTGTCGCCAGAGTCTTGACTCTGACCTCTTTCTTTTTGATCCCCAGAGCCTTGAACACCAGTTGGTGTTGCCCCACTGTCTGATCTAGATTTTGGCGGATTAGAAGCAGCATTGTTGGAGTTTCCAACTGGTGCTCCTGCGTTCTCTTGTTTAATTTTTGTTGGGAAAGGAAGGACATCATCGCCATCCTTCCGTTCTGGGAATCCAATCTTACCTCTAACCTCGTTAGGACTGATAACTTCAGTTCTAAGGTAGCGGTCATAAATTCTTGATTCCATATCTTCATCAAGCAAGTCAATCTTCTTAAGCTTGAACTGAAGGAGGTCTGTGAACTCAGCAAGAAGTCTGTTAATCTTCTTTTCAATGATTGCTTGGTCTGGACCAATGACTTGCATCTTGAATGTTTTATCAGCATCTCTTGATACCGCAAGGTTTGCATTATCGTAAACACCGACTTTCGGTGCGGGGACTCTGTTGGCTACAAGAATTTCATCACGGTTTGATTTGCGATACTTGTCAAACGAAGCATCCTGAACTCCCGCTTCAAGTTTTTCAAAACGAATGTCTGAGTCAGAACCAATACTGGCGGGAAGAGGGATAACAAGTGTTCCGTGGTTTCTGCCCTTGACTTCATTACGGAAGTAGTTGACAAGCTCAGCTTTTGATTTGTTACTTAGCTTTGCACCTTTAAGGATAATTGCATAACGAGGAATAGCTTTGTTTTCAAAGTAATCAATATTGTACTCTTTTGCAAATTTATCTCCGATGATTGCTGCTGCTGCTGAAACTGCTGCAGGAATACCGTAGTAGGTGCTATTTGGTGAATACATTTTGAAATGAATAATTTCGTTTGGTTTGGGATCTCCATTAACAGGGTCTTCCATCTCTAGGTCTTGAAAGTTTCTAAAAAAAATAGCTTGAATTTTATTAGCCCTTGAGAGCTGTACGAAGCCATCTCTGCGTCTTCTTACACGCACCATTGTTGCAGGGATGTGACCAATATAGCCAACTTTGCCTTCATTGTTGCGACCAATTTCTAAGTAACCGTTACCGACTGTAAGGCAATCTTGCCAAACACGAACCATTGTTTCAATCAGTGTTTCTTCAACATTAAAGCTTTCAAAAAGAACTTCTAACTCTTCTCTGAGATCTTGCAATCCTTTACGAGTTTTCTCTAGTTTTACTGGATCACTATGAACTTTCTCAACACGCCTTCTTGCTTTAAGTGTTTCATCAAATTCAAAACCAAGACCAACGGTGTTCATCACTCTTGCGTTAATCGCTGCATAATGAATTGAGCTTTGATCGTATAAGATTGCAAGGCTATCTAAGTCGTATGGAGGGTTGACGATATCCCATAGTGAATAACCGTTAACAACCTCTGGATCAAGATATTTAGACTTTGTTCCATCCTCGCCCTCGTGTCTTTTTTGAAGACGCTGGGCTTTTCTTTTCATCTTTGGAGAAAGACTTGAAATCTTTACTTCAGAAAAGGGGTCAACTGCTTCAATTTTACTTAAAGCTGAAATATAGGAGAGATCATCAATCTCTTCGTTGAAATCGTCACTTTCCTCAGACAGTATCATTTTATTATCCATTATTTGGCTCCAAAGTGTTGGTCGTACATATCTTCAAATGGATCAGCAATTAAACCGTCAGCAAGTCTTTCTGCTTGGTCATCCCTTTCATCAGAAGAAACTTTTCTTGCACCGGGAACCCAGCGAATAACTCCTCCATCAGAACCTGTCCAGTATTTTGCAACTTCTGCAACACGAAGCTCAAGAGCTTCATCACCGACCATTCCTTCTGCGCAAAGAACACCATCTCCATCGGATAACGGAAAACCGTCTGGCATAATCCAGAGACAGATGCCATAAGCACGCTCTGGAACCCACATATTTTTACTTTTGATCATGTCGGAAGTCATTTGATTCAATTCTACATCACTTTCTTTAAATTATCTACACATTGAAGACAGTTTTGTTCAATTAATGAGCAATGTTGTCTTTGATGAGTTTGATTTCGCAAGAATCTGTGCTGCAGTAGCTTTCTCCGATTGCATCTGCAGCCATTCCTGAATACACACCAGCAAAGTCAATTGGGAATAATTTGTCCAAACCATCCTGTTTGTATTCTTCTTCTGTAATTTGAGTGTATGGCATTTGTGGGTAAGTAAAGTTTCCTTGAGGTAAGAATGAAACAGTTTTAAGCTGACCATCGTACATATGAAGAACTGTGCCAACCTGATCTTTTTCTTTTTCGGCATCAAATGAGATTGTTACCGATACAGAGTTATCAGACCAGTAACGCTGGGCTACTGATGCAATCGCCATTTTCTCAAAGATTGTCACATCTTTCTCAGAACGCTTAGCGTTTGATTTAATCGGGAAGAAAACAACACTTGTTGTGTCTGGAGATTCAGAGGCTGGCTCAACACGGTAATTAGCCATTTTGAACAAAGGAAGCATTGGATCATCATTTGCAAAACGGATTGCACGATTGAAGTATTCTCCACCCGGAGTCCAATGAACTCCCGGAGATTCCCCTGCCAGAATAGAAACAGTTCCCGAAGGCTTAACTGTTGTCATCTTGATTGATTCACGAATACCGAACCACTCTGAATAAACATTGTCGTAACGCTTAACTGTTTCATAACCCTGATCCATCCACTCACGAAGTGTTGGGACACCATGATTGTCAGCAAAGTTTGCAATGCCTGACATTGATGTTCCAATACGGCGATTTCTCTGCATAATTGCATTTGTCTTTTCCCAATGAGTCGGAAGAAGAGTAACGGTCTTTGCGTAAAGGTAAGCAAACTTCAATGTGCGCTTATAATCATCAAGAGATTCATGACGGTTAAGATATGTCTCAACGAGGGTGCAGCATTCGTATGATTCAAGAGATTGTTCTGCGCATGGGTTGTATCCAGCTACACGCCAGTCCTTGTTGTTTGGTGGATCAATTAGACGACCATACTTACGAGACATATCCAACCAGATGACTCCGGGTTCTCCGTTGAGAGCAATACTTTCAACAATGTGAGATAGATCTTCGCCAACATTTGTTTCCACAGAGTTGTTGCTCATCCAAGCCCATCCCGGATTCTCTGGATCATAAGAGTTGCGCTCTGGGAAGGCTTCTGCGTTCTTTAAATTCAAGAAGGTCTCATCGTTGTGTCTACCGATTAGAAGTTCAGCAGAACGGCGTACATTGCCCGATACAACACAAACTCCAATCATGTTGCCAATGTCTGCAATATCAACTCGTGTAAGTTTTTGACCTGCACGACCTAGGAACATCTTACGAATATATTTGTGCAACTTTTCGAGCGGTTCATGACCAGCAGCTGTACCACCAAATGTTTTAATAGGTGCTCCTGCTGGGCGAATCATTGAGTAGTCAAAAACAATCGGACTCTGTTCTGGTTTCAAATAAGAGTTGATCAGGTCAGCGGTTGATTGCATCCACCCTTCACGAGTGTCATCAATAACCTGAGTGATTACTGGGCGAATTGATTCATGGATGGTAAAATCTTTATCAGCACCCTTGTCGTCAAAGCCAACACCCACTCCGAGCATTGATGCTTCCATCAGAAACGCAAATGGTTCCGCCGGATTGTCCTTTGACATTTCTGCAGTAGATACAAAAGCACAGTTTTGCAAAGCAGCAGAGTTTCTCTGAACATTTACAAGTTCTGTTCCCATAATCCAAAGACCACGACCCGGTGGTGTCCATTTAAGGTTGAACAGGCGGTCAAAAGCTTCTTTGGCACTTGCCTGAGCTTTTACACCATTCCAAGGAAGACGATTCTTTCGGCAATGATCTTTTTGCAAGGAATACATTCCGTTAATCACACGCTCACAAACATCAACCCAAGTTTCCTTGGTTCCATCTGGCTTCTTGCGAGAATATGTGCGAAGAAAGGTGATTTCTCCAACAGAGTTGCCGGCTGCATCCTGATAGCCGAATGGTGCTTTTTTTGGGCGATATGTTGAAATGTAATCTTCGCTTAGCTTGAAGGAAAAGAAATCTTCCCTAGGATTATTATTGGTCATTGAGGCTCCTGTAGTAGTAGGGTTTAATATTATCAATTGGGGAGCTACACCGCACCGATTGATGCTTAGGACTAAATGTAATTTTTTTCGAATTCGGCGTAACGATTTAGAATCATATCAGCGACAGAAGCCCATGAGTGCTTTTCGTGAATTGTTTTTGCCGAGCGCAATGCAAACTTTTTGAATTCTTCATATTCGTTTGTTACATTTGTCATCAAGTTGATCAATTCTTCAAAATCAGGAGTTGCCCACATGCCTGTGTCGGTACCGTACTGATGAGAATGATATTCTGCGTCTGAAAACTCAGCTGGCAGAGGAATCCCGTAATGCGAGAAATCTTTACAGCCCGTTAAGTCAGTTACGATTGTAGGTAATCCTGTAGCCATTGCTTCAAAAGGAATCATTCCAAAGCCTTCACCGCTAGTGGGGTAAATGAGGCAGTGGCATTTGTGATATAGATTAATTAATTGATCTGTATCATATGATTCTGGAATACCAATAATCTGAGGATGAGAGGTAGCTTGTACTAATCTATTGTCAACATACACTTCTGCGTGACAGAAGTTATTGTATTTAAGAATTAATTTATAATCCATATTACCGTCAAATAACTCTAGGAAAGCATCAACAGCAAGTTGTGCGTTCTTACGCTTAGAGTCTCCACCTACATGTAGGAAATTAAATGTTTTGGATAGTTCTCTTTCTTCAGGAAGAAATTCTTCAGATACTCCGTGAGGAATTACATAAACATTTTCATTGACATTGGCTTTATCATAAACATCTTTAACAAAGCTAGAGGTAGCCCAAATCTCATTACACAAGCTCATATTGTATTTCCATCCAGAAGGAATCTTTGTAGATTCCCAAGGGGTATATCCTACTTTATAGTCATTATTTAACTGATAATAATGAGGTTGACAAAAGTTAATATGAAAGGGTATCTCAGTTCTGTTGTAGAATACACCTATTTTTTTAGATTGTAATGCTCTAATAGTACTAATAGCAGCGTTGGCATATCCTTGACTAGCCCAAAGCTCGCCACTGATATCAACATTACTCAAACTGAACCAGCTGATTTTTTTCATATTCTCCTTGGGACAACTCTACTGCTTACTTGAAGCTTTCAGAGCTGATTGATAAACAGTTTACACCCTTTTCAATCAATATTAGTGCGTGTTCCTCAGATATTTCACAAGTTATTGGCAAATCTGTGTAAACACATCTTGCAGCAGCAATGTAAAAGTCATCAAACTTAGTTATCCCAATACAATCGGAATCAAGAATGACTGCAGGTCCGCACTCATCCGATTCAACAATTGCAATAATTTTCATATCCAAATTTTACCATCCAAACTATTATCAGTATACTTAAGCATACTTATATAACAATAAGCATACTTGTATAACTAGCATACTTAGTATACCGGCGCATCCCAGATGCGAAGCATATCAATTTTTTATGAGGAATGTGCGGACTACTAAGAATTTTTTGATAACATAGCTTCATGACTTATACTACCGTTCACGATGTCCTAGACAATGGCGAAATTGAATTACTTAACTGTATGGCATCTGACATTGATGTTGTTAATGCTGCAAAAGTTAGTTTTGCTACTTATGTTAAAGAGTTAGATGAGTCCTCAATCGGATTAATTAAGTATCTTATGAGAAACAAGCATGCAACACCATTTGAACACTGTGTATTTAAATTTAGAATTAAGGCTCCAATTTTTGTCACAAGAGAGTGGATGCGCCATCGTTGGTCTTCGTTTAACGAAATGAGTATGCGCTATCATCAGCCTGCAAACATTGATTATTATACTCCTTCTTACGATAAAATTCGTAAACAAATCGGTAAACCCGGAGCATATAAGTTTGAAGAGATCTCTGATCCAGAAGTTAAAGATGCTTTTTATTCAATCTTTCAGGAAACCATCCTTCATGCAGATGAAGCTTATTATAAACTGATTGAGCTTGGTATAGCCAAAGAAATTGCTCGCTGTGTATTACCAGTTACTCAATATACTGAGTTTATTTGGACAGTTAATGCAAGAAGTTTAATTAACTTTATTTCATTAAGAAATGAAAGCAATGCTCAATATGAAATTAATGAATATGCAAAAATAATTGAAAACATCTTTCAGAAAACAATGCCTATTTCGCACGAAGCCTTTATTGAATCAGGTAGAATTGCTCTATGAGTAGATTTCTTTATGTTGTAGCCTATGTGATGTTTGCATCATTTATAATCAGAGTGGCTATTATCGCTGGCTGGTCACACGATCCCGGATATATTGGTCCAGCTTTACTGGTTTTTGCAGCTGGTTTTATATTGGCAACTCAACTTAATGAATCCTGAAGACATTAACCAAGAGTATTTGAATACAAAAAAATTACTCCTGATTAGCGATACATGGTATCCATATCCATATATCACTGATTTTTTAAAGAACCTAACTTCAGGCAAAGTCTTTGTATATTCTTCACCAGCCTCAACTGCTAAATTTATTAAAGTATATCTTAAAGTTTTTGCAAAAAGAAAAGTTAATTTAATAAAAGATAAAAACTTTAATCTTTTTTTTGACGACAAAATTAACGAATATGTTGTTGTTGTGTTTTTTGGTAAAAAAAGAGTCCCAGAAACCGCTATACTGGAGATCGTTACAAAAAAATTGCTCACATCGTACCAAGATGTGATGCTCGTGTACCCGGATGGAGTTGATTACGATGAGGATAGTCCCTTATTCAGATGATGGTGATTTAGAAGACCTTGAAACGCTAACCATCATCATCAAAGCTGTCCCTTTCGAAGATAGCTTTATTCCAGCATTTTATATTTCCTCTCCATCTGAGGATTATATGATGTCTATTGATGAGCTTTCCGCCTTAATGGATGGAATTGAGATTGCAAACAAGTCAGTGGATGATATTATTGACTACATATTGAATTCAAAGGCGGAGGAAGAATGATTTTTGGTCAACTAATTAAAGATTTTCCATACCCTGTAAAAGTGTGTCCATACTGCATGAAAGAGATGAAAACCGTAAATGCTGTTCACTATGAACCGGACAAATATCAGTACAAAGCTCTATATTTAGATCCTAATCCTGAGTGCCCAGTTTATGACGAAGGTGCTCGAAAAGCCTATGCAAGAATCTATTACTCATCAGAAGATGCATACATTGCGTTCCACAACATAAGTATTCCTGTCCAAAGATGGGAAAGAGATGACCTATATAGCTATTACAAGTGAAACCGTGATAAAATGGAAACACTATGTCTAATCAAAAGTTTGATGAAAAAGAAGTTGAGAGTCTACTAAAATCACTAACGGAGTGGTTCGGTGAAAAATGGGTTGACATCTCCAGACCTAAAAAGGGTGGTGGTTTTGAGCCTTGTGGTAGAGATGATGCAAAGACTGGTAAATACCCTAAATGTGTCCCAGCTTCTAAGGCAGCAAAGATGACACCGGAACAGATTGCCTCTGCTGTTCGGAGAAAAAGAACTGCAGAATCAACTCAGGCAAGAGATGGCAAAACCCCAATATATGTCTCAACAGATAGAGAAAAAGTTGAGAAAGCCAATGTTCCTACTGACCCAGCACTTTACGCCAGAGTGAAAGCTGCTGCTAAGGCGAAGTTTGATGTATACCCGTCAGCCTATGCAAATGCATGGCTTGTCCGGGAGTACAAAAAAAGAGGAGGGGGTTACAGAGTGACAAAAGAAAATGTAAGCAAGGTTGCAGAAGACCTTGTGGAAGAAGAAGCTGCACTTGCGGATGCCTTGATGACCATTGCATCCAGATACGGTAAATTTGACGAAGATGAAACTGGCATTTATGCTGCATATGACAACCCAGAGGAAAACGAAGTTAAAGATATTGGTGTCAAGTGCGCAAATTGCGTTCTATACGAGGGGGAGGGTGTTTGTAAAATTATCGCCCAGCGTGTAGAGGAAGAAGGAAAATGCAGGTTTGCTGTAATTCCGGATGGAGTCGTAATGCCAGAAATGGATGATGAATACGAAGAAGAGGATGACATGGAAGAAACTTCGATGTCTAACCTCATCTCTTTAATTAGAGATTTATTAAATAATAAGGAGAAATAATATGAAATATAATATTGAAAAAATGTTTCAGGACCATACCTCAATGAAGTCATGGCATGAAGAGATGGCTAAAACAGCTGCAACTCAAATGCAAGACCACATCAAGGCTGCGTCTTGGCACGAATCACAAACAGACATGATCAAAGCAATGATGAACGAGGTACCTCTTGACCCAGAGAAGAAAGTTACTT